TCATATCAGCCTGCAAGAATCCCTGATTTTCAATTCTGGCGATAAAATATACTCTCGCTTCGGTAAGTCATCTTTGACCGACATGCGCTCGTGCAGCAGCTGAAAAGCGAGCTCTCCAAGCAGATTCATAGGACGTGACACAACAGTCAGTTTCGGGTTTACCAATGTAGCGATATCGATATCATCGAACCCGATGAACGAGACCTCATTCCCAAGCTTCCAGTTCAGATCCTGCATCGCTTTTATGCATCCTAAACTCATCAAGTTATTGGATGAAAAGATAGCAGTCGGCCGCTCATCTAATAAAAACAAGTCCCTTGTACCTTTGTATCCGCTGCTTTCCTGAAAGTTCCCTTTAATAATATACCTTTCATCTGCCATGATATTGTGGTCATTCAGTGCCCTCTTGTATCCTTTCAGCCGCCTGTAAGCCGGTGTTGTCTCGAGCGGTCCGCAGATGATGGCTATTTTTTCATGGCCTTCAGAAATTAAGTGGCTGACAGCTTCATATGTTCCTTTTTCATTATCCACCAATACGGTGTCTGCCTCTAATTGCTTGATACTGCGGTCGACAGCTACTATCGGAATCCCCTGCACCTGAAGCACCTTTAAATGGTCACTGTTCTCATTAGCCGTTGTGATGATGACACCATCTACACCCCGCTCGATGAAGTTCTTGACGATGTTTTCTTCCATAGCCTGTGATTCGTTCGTGCTGCTGAGAATAGTAAAATATCCTTTCTCACGGGCTTTTTGCTCAATTCCTGCCATCACGATCGGAAAAAAAGGGTTCTTGATATCAGGCACGATGACACCGACCGTCTTTGTTTCCTTCTTCTTCATTGTTCTTGCCGCCGCATTCCGGATATACCCAAGTTCATCTATAGCCTTGAGAATCCTATCTTCTGTTTTCTTCCGGACACCTCCCTGGCCGTTTATGACCCGCGACACCGTCGCGATAGAAACATTGGCAAGTCTGGCAACAGCTTGAATATTTGGTTTTGTCTCCATTTCCATGCTCCTAAAATGTAAACGTTTAGATTTTATTCTTGGCTTTTACACTATCATCCCTTTTAACAGATAGCAAGCGTTTTTTGAATACGCTTACAAAATAGTAAAAAGAGCCTCCTAGGAAGGCTCCTGAAAGTTTCTACTTCCCTGACGGCATAGCCTTTTGGGTAAAATATTTAAATCCTGCAACAGATCCTGTTGCATACAGTGCATACTGAACGCCGTGAAGCAATGTCTGGCTGTTCAGCGCTTTTTCATCAATATATGCATACAATATGCCAAGAAAGATGGCTGTGATCGGGATGTAGCGGTTCGGTATCTTTTCTGTTTCGCGAATAGCCGCGATCAAAGCGGATAGTACGGCATACGCCGCAAAAGAAATCATCTATTCAGCCCCTCTCATTTTATTACTCACTATATGAAGGGAAAATGAAAATAGACGTGCTCTTAAAAAAGTCTCTTTCTAAATGAAGGTTGCTTTTGAATGCTTTGTTCTATATGGAAGTTCAGCGGTGTTGCATCTAAGGTACAAGTTAAGCTTTAATGCCTTTACATGAAGGATGATTCTATCATTCATTAAATTGTTTTGTCGTCACTTAAAATCATTTACTTAGTCAACTTGAATACATCATTGACAAAGTTGATCGGAGTGAAAGGTGCCGACTCCTCGAAAATGAAGGTTGCATTTTCTTCGTGCGATGTCTTGCTGCGCTGCCTTCCTTATCCTGCGGGACGAGCGAGAAGCGTGCGCCTGAAACGGAGATCAACTGCTTCTCTGATTTCTTGAAAAACAACATATTTACAAAAACAAAAACCGTCTGAAATCCCTATAGGGGCTTTCAGACGGTTTAGCTTAATTACTTCGTTTCACGGTGGACCATTGGACAAGATTTTTCTGTCTATCAGCTTTTAACGCTATTCACGAAAACCCTTATGAAATCAGGGTTTTCATAGTTTGGCAGCCCCTCCTTTTTCTTGTGTTTTATTCTTTTTCATTTTATTGCGTGGTCATTTGTGTGGTCATGTGGTCATTTAAGCTCCGATGGCTATTGATGACAACTGCTTTAAAATCTTAAAGAAGATTGGTGACATCTGAATCAGCAGGTGGGTCATCGCGATCTTACCGACTCCTTCCCAAGTGTCCCCGCTGTCTCTAAAGTAGGACATGAAAATTTTCCATAGAATCATAGCGCTGGCTACTGGGAACGAAATACTGATTAGGATGGAAATCAACGGGTCGAACAGAGTCCCGATGGCTGCAAGCATTTCCCCTCCTACCGCTTTTCCAACTTCATGTGCTCCTTTCTGCATGCCGTCTGTGATAAATCCAGCAGGAATGGGCTGAGAGGCTACTGAGATAATTTCACTGCATTGGCTGACAGGTTCGGCTGCAAACGCTTTTGGTGCAAACGCGAGTGGAATTAATGATCCCGCAGCTGCAGCTTTGAATTTTGTGGTCGCTTTTTTATTCTCTTGCTTATAATCACCACTCATAAAATCTCTGAAACTTATTGTCTCTGTCTTTCTAAAGCCGAACGCTGCCATCTTCTTCACTCTCCTCTTATTTAATGTCGTCGTAAACGAACACGTTGCCTGGCATTCCTGAACAATACTCTGTCAGCTTTTTTTGCCTGTAGTCGTTGCCTGTTACCCAAAGTAAAGCAGGGAAGTAGCCAAAGTCTTTATTCTTTTGAAACATTCTGCTTTCAAACAGCTTTCTGTACTTTTCAATTTTCTTTTTGTTATCTGTCATGGTGTTCTGGTTATCCACCTCAAGAAAGTGCCACTTGCCGCCTTGTCGGAAAAGCGCGTCACAGATCACAGAGCCGCCGATCTTCATCTCGTTCTTCCAGTCAGCTGGCTTTCCAGCAAAAATGTAGAATTGATTACGCATGATGAAGTGCAAGGCTTGAGGTGTTTTCTTACGGACTTTTTCATACCCAATCATTTCGCGGCCTTCTTTGCTAAGATAATAAACGGTGTCACTGCCCTCTCGAAAGGAAGAGAGATAGATGTTCATGTCTTTTAATACACGGTTCGTATTCCTCTTGCTTTTCAATTGATGGAGGACCTGCAGCTGATCTCTAGTGAGATAATGAAGTTTCTTCAAAGAGAGCAAAATCATTTCTTGACGGTGGTTCATCGGCGGCAGCCTCCTCTGTTTTCTCGATGTAATTCTGTAAAATTACTTCATCCATTTCTTTCTCAGTCATCCAAGGTGTCTGCAGAACGGTTCTGACTGACCCTCTTTTGTAGATGGCTCTGCCGGTGATCTCTGGCAGCTGATCGGCTCCTGGTGCGTCTAGGATCACCATGCTCGCGCTTGTGGTATCTACTCGAAAGCATAGCCTGGCATCGGAGTTACGCTTTAATTGCACAGGAACCACGTCAACAGTTGGATGCTGCGTCGCTGTCACGACGCGTATACCTTGTGACCGGCCGAGGCGAGCGATGTTGGAAAGCAGATACTCGCATTCCTCTTTAATCGCCCTCAGCTCTTTTGACACTTCTTTATGGCTGGCAAGCTCGCCGATCTCATCGATGACGATGAAGTGTCGTTCTTTTATGTTGGCAGCAATCACGTCCCTGGCTTTCATCTCCTTTAAACGACCAAGGGTTTTCTTCATCTCTTCCACGACGTTCTGAAGTACTGTCAGCGCATCCTCCGGCTCATCCGCATAATTGACCACTTGCCGGCAATCACGGAACCTGTCAAACTCGATGCCGCCTTTCAGGTCAATCAGCGTGAATCGCACATCTTCTGGATGCTGCTGCATCAAGTGGCTGATCATCATATCAAGGAAAGAAGATTTGCCGCCGCCAGTCGCTCCGCCGACCAGCATGTGATAGATCTTATCGAAGTTATGAAACGTCATGTTCTCTCGGTCCATTCCGATCGGCACGGTCCACCCATGAAGGTTCTCGGAAATCTCCGAATAATTGAAGCTTGATGGAATAGAGTGGTTGTAAACCTTCACATGCAGCGTTCCGTCATACGACAGTTCCACTTGCTTTTGGTGGATCTTCTTTTTCGTCAGCATTTGTTTCATATGAGGGAACGCTTTGAGATTGACCTCCAGCTGACGTCTTTTGTTGTTCAGACCATCTTGAATTGCGCCTATTTTTTTCTCATAGTCCTCGAGGGAATTGCCAAGTGGGATCCGGTAAATGTATTCCGTTCCCCAGCTGTGCCGTCTTTTACGTAGCAGCCTGTTTGTCACAACCCTTCCGTCCTCTTTTTTATTCAATCCACAGTTTGCAAAAATCTTCTGCAGTTTCTGGGCATCGCTCATCCCTCCATCTTTTTGTGCATGAGCATAAACCGCGATCGATCCGAAAAGCAGGGAAGAAGCAACCTCGAAAATCATCAACCACCATCTCCTCTCACCAAGTTCGAACGGATCCTCCTGTGCGCCACCGTCTTTGATAATTCTCAGAGAGAATACCTTCAGCAATCGGGAAGCTTTGCATCCTGTGTTATTTACTGATGCCATGCAGGATGACAAGCTTCCCGCTTGCTATGACATATTGGGCATTCGTCAGGAATTTTGTTCGGGAATAGTAAAGAATATGGGCGGCGGGCTTGTCATTTGTCTGTCCTTAAAAAAATTCTTTGCAGGGACGAGCAATTATTCATCGAATTTTATTTATGGGTGATAATATGGAGCTAACGTGTCGGTTAGAGGAAATCTTGCGTGTCCGCGGGCTTAAGAAAGGTTTTGTTGCAGCAAAAGCAAATATTGGTGTTTCAACGATGAGCCTTCTTGTACAAGGAAAACAATTGCCATCACTACCTGTTGCTTTTAAAATAGCTGAAGTACTTGAATTAAGGATTGAGGATATATGGATAAAGAAGAATTAGCTGATTGTGATTACTGCCTGCGCACTGGTCGAAGGAAGAATCTGGCGCGTTTGATTGTTGGGTATGATGTGCACATGGGGCGAAACGTTGAAAGGTTTTATTGCCCGCAATGCCTGCGGATCGTGGAGGCTGAGATTAAGGAGCTTCCGTGGGTGCAGGAGTATGGGTATACGGTGGATTATCCTTTTAAAAAGTAAAAAACGAGGCCAAGTGGTCTCGTTTTTTTATGTAGTCGTATGCTGCTGTTCTTGTAATGTTCTGCTCTTTTTTACGTCCTTAGGCTCTAAACGATGCAGAATCTCGGTTACGGCTATTAATGTACAGCCGAAGAACAATGATGTAATCATGCAGAAAAAGGCATAAATCAATCTTAAAGGGTGTGGATCATTGTTCTCATAACCGGCAGTAAGACCTGGGGTTACTACTTCTAGAGAAGTACCGATATAGAGTCCTGCTAGTATCCCAGATGCAATAATAATGATACCGACTTTTTGAAATAAATTCACCATCCATTTAAGCCTCCTATTATTTTTTACTACTCTTTATTATTGGAGGAACAATATAAGGTGTACCGAATTTTTTTCCAGTGATAAAAGATATTGTTAAAGATGCTTCTGCTAATAATGGGTATGAAATTTGATTTATATTCTCTTTAAAGTGAAGTTTAAGTTCGTCTTCTGATCCATTATAATTGGTTTCAATTGTAAGATCTGCACGCATTTTTAACTCAATTATTTTTAGGTCATCAATATAAATTTTTTCAACTGTCTCTAATACAATTTCGGATTTTGTTAACGAGATTATTTCAACATTGTTTTCACGACTAATAGTACCACCAGTAATGTCATCATCATTAGAATTAACCATTAATGAATGGAGATTGATATCATTGACTTTTACATTCAAGTCTATAGAATTTCCTTCGTTCATTTTTTCATTCATATGCTATTGCCTCCCGAAATGGGGTTGATTTTTTTTATATGATTGTTGAATGAATGGTTCCCAATCATCATAACTATCAATTCTTACAGGGATATCCATTCCTTTGTGATGCGAGCTATCAACTATTACATGAATTGAATTGTTGACGTTATTAGAGATCATCTTTTGGACCTCATTAAGAAGGTTTTTCTGACTGAATCTTTGTGAAATCACACTCAATAAGTATTGATTTAAGCTTATACCTTCTTCACGAGAAGTTTCTGCTAATTCCCTGTGCAGAGACTTTGGAAGTCTTAAAGTAAACTTCCCACTGTATTCTTCTACAGTATGCTTAGGCACAGGAATTTCAATGCCTCTTTTGATCGCAGTCATTAGCCAAATTGTTTTGGCGTCCTTAAGATTGTTTATTGCTTCTTCAGGACTCTCCCCATCTGCTATGCACCCATTCAAATCAGGATGGCTAGCTAGCCATCCGCCACCATCTTCTTCAGATAATGGATTAATTTCGATCTTATACTCTAACTCTTGATAATAACTTAGTTCTTTAGCCAAGGTTATTCCTCCTCGGAATTTAACTTTTCAATTAACGCAATGATTTTCTTTGCGTACACAGTTTTAATACGATTATTATGAACAGGAACTGGGATCATTTCATCATCGTCATCACTATAGACGATGAAATGGCTACCGCCTGAAGGGTTGTCAACAGTTATTCCATAATGTTCAATGACTGTGACAAATAAATCCCACTTTACATCTTTGGGATTATTCATTATTTTTTCAAACCGTTTTCGTATTCTTGACATTTACCCCTCTCCCATATTCTATTCATTTGCACCGCATTTGATACCAGAAATCATCTTGCACCATATACAATACCACTAATTTCTCCAATATTAAACATTTTCCTTTTTTTTCTTAAAAATAGTGTGATTTTTTTTGGAGAACGCAAATAAGCCCTGACTCCAATATTGGAATCAGGGCCTTCGCTTAATATCCTTTCGATTTCAAAACAGCCTGCAATCTCTTCCTCGTGTTCGGGCCATACACACCGTCTACCTCATATGGAAGGTAGACCATCTGGAACCGTTTCACAGCATCTACTGTCTTAGGGCCATAGCTGCCGTCGTTCACGCCTGACTTGAAATACACCGCATCAAGTGCTCGCTGTAGCTGTTTGACCGCCTCACCTTTTGCTCCTGACTTTAGAACACCAGCTGGCAACGGGTACTTGTATGTTTCCTGCGGTTTCTTTGGAGTTCCTGGCACAGGTGTATGCGCGTTCTTAGCTTTACCGAGCTTGATAACTTGTCCAACTTTTAGTTTTCTTGGATCAACGTCAGGGTTAGCCGCGATCAGATCCTCGGTCGTAATGCCGGCTGGACCATCTTGGCCTGCGATGGAGAAGAATGTATCTCCTTCTTGAATGACATACTCCCCAGGCAGAGGTGCCGGCTGAACAACTTTTACTGGCGGGTTAAAGTAAAAAGCCGCCCTGTAGTCGAACACACAGCACGGTTTCCAGGAGTAGCCTGGCATCTCATTATGCGCTTTGTCTTCCTTCCCGATTCCGTCACGGATGAATGCTGCATGCAGCTCCGAGATCGTGAGCAGTGTGGCTTCTGCCAGTTTCTCTGATCGGTAGTCCCCAGCCACGCAGATGCCGACCGCCTGCTTGTTGCTGTTGCCGACGTGATACGATTTCACACCCGGATCATGCGCCCACACGATGCGAGCTCTCATGCGTCCGTCAGGTCCTTTAATCAGGTTCTTCGGCTCGACGACAAAATGATACCCGATTCCTGGCCAACCGTTTCCGGTGACGTGAAACCGGGCGAAAGCTTCCGCTGTGGATCCGGCGAGATCCGAATTTGTGAGAGAGTGGTGCCAGACACGGGTCGTTTTAGCGTTGACCCCAACATTTACGTAGCTCCCATTACTCGGCAGCTTGCCTCGCATATCGACCAGCTGCGGTAGTTTTTCAAATGAGTACCCCATTTACAGCACCTCATCTTTCTTTTCTTCTAATTTTGGTTCGATCGGAATGACGTCTTTATGCTGCGGCTGCAGCTGTGTAAAGCGCTCTTTAAACTGATCAGGAAACTGCAAGCCTAGTTTAGAAGCATTTTCGATGAGCGATGTAAACTCAATCCCGATTAAGTAAAACACGATCATGTTGCGAAACACATTGTTTCCGGTCATGTAATCCGCTTGCGTGGCAGCGATGACCATGCAGATCATCACGAGCTTTTTCTTGATTCCTTCATAGGCTCTTTTGCTGGAGACCTCGCTTTTTTTGTAGCCGATGATCCAGCCCGTCACAAAATCAATCACCATTAAAATTGCCAGACAGGAAATCGCCTTGTCCAACCCCCCCACTAAATAAGAAATGGTCAACCCGCTGCCCCCCACAATACTTGCCCAGAGTGTGTCTGTTTTCATTTTTTTTTCTCCTCTCTTTTTGTATATAAAAAAAAGAGCCAGTTATGGCCCTTATTTCAGTGTTAATAGTTCATTTTCCACTTTGTAAAGATGAATGTTCAACAGCACATCCAAGCTCACCGCGAATTCATATTCATATTCGCGGTCTGGAATGACGTTCTCGCTGCCACCGAAGGTTTCAATGATGTGTCCTGTTCCGTCTGTGTTCACGTAAATTATCACGGTTATCCCTCCAGCCATTTCCGTATCACATGTCCGTATGCTTTTTTCGTTGGGTCTGATGACTTTATACGGACGTAAAAGGTGCGGCGCTCTCCAGTCGGTACGCCAAGATCAATGGTGAGTATCCGAGTATTGTAAATTTCCGGCGCGTTTATATTTGTTTCCGTTGTCGTGGCCACAGCTAAGGTTGTGTTATCGGACCCTCCTGATTCGACCGTTAGATAAGCTGTGTTGCCTCCCTCTGAAGCAACACGCACCTGCAGCTTTAAATATCGTGCTTTATGCTCGTATGAGTAATACTGGCAGTCAGCACTTGTCGTTAGCATGGTTCCCCACCATTGACCGTATCCCAGCCGATAAATATCCACAGAACCTGACGTGAACGCCGGCTCTGCCCCCTGAATATCCAGGTCATAGTTGAGAGTGCCATCGATGATTGCTTTGTATCCATCTTTCCTTTCAACAGTCAACGTGCCTTTCTTTGCATACAACCCGTCACTGTTCAACCTCACCCACTTGTTCGGATCAGCTGCATCAATCGCGATTAGATAATTGCCATCCCAATAAAAAAGATCATCTTCACCGATGATCTGAATGTTGTTTGTTTTTATTTGTCCCGCTGTGAGGAGGTTGGTCACAATTCCGTCTGGAGTAATGGCATTGTCATATGTTTCTCCGCCATTCGTAGTAATTCCGATACCACCTGATCGGAAGATCGTAAAGCGAGAAGCATCATTCGGGTCTCGGGCAATGATTCCCATGCCGACAGGATACTCCAGCTCAGTCATTGAATTGTTTAGCGCCTCGGTCGCCTTCTTTACCGCTTCTGTATACACATTATTCCGGATCTTCCCGCTGTTTTCATCCCAAATTTTATCCAAGATTGCCTTTGCTCGGTCAAACTGCACATCTGCAAAAGACTTTTTTAAATTAGAAAGTGTAACTTTTGGTGACTGAGTGGTTTCTGGATAATCCTCGATTTCAAGAACCCGCAGGTCTAAGTCGATATTTAAAGGCTCATAGATCGTCGGCACCGTGTCGCCAAGCCCTGGACTCGCTACAGCAAATCCCCCTTTTAGTAACTCTACGAACTCAAGTGTGATGGAAACTTCCGGCTTATCTTTCAAGTACTTCTTCAACTCTGCCAGCAGCTTTGTTTGTGAAGTGATGGAATCCGAATACACAGGCGGTGCATGCCGCAGCTTCGTGTTTCCATTCTCGTCTTTATATTTGGACGCTTCAGGAGAAGTGTATTCGGCCACGCACGTATACAGCTCATCGCCTTCTAACGCCCGGTATAAATCCACCGTTTTTACGTTTCCGGCAGTATCGTGCGCTACCCAGCCTTTCGCCGTGTTCTTCCCTGTGGAAGGGGTGTGCTTCGGATCATCGCCTTTAAAAGTCGCTGTGACTACGTGAGTCTTTGATTCAAGCCCTCGAAACACCTCTGCTCCCTTAGTGCCGGATGTTGCAGACCACGTACTTACCTTCGCCTTTTTATCCCCTGTCGCAAACTCCCACACACCGCCATCATCGCTGCCGTAAAAACGGAATTTAAACCCCGTTCCTGTAAAGCTGAACGTGAAGGTGGCACCTACTTGCTTGGTGTAATGGTAAGGATCATCAACATCCAGCCAAGTGCCTGTACGAGAATCATAGTTCATGGATACTCCGGACAATTTATCCGTGACCCCTTCCACTTCTTTTCCGTACCCTTTGATGTAAGTTGAAAGGTTGTTTGTGTTTACCGACCTGGAGAGTGTTTTTATGTTGTGACCAAATCGAAACTGATAATCAGGGCTTCCGCCAATCTTGCTGCGGATAACCACTTCATTCCCGTTAAGATCGAATTCCGCTTGGTACAACTCTAGTATTTTCTGAAAGAGCGAAAGTGCCGTATCGTTGCCGAAATTCTCGAGGTCAGCCGTACCGAATGAATCGATGACTGAAAAGGTGTAACCAGTATTATTCAGAGCGATGGAAAGAGCTTGGTTGATGGAATACTCACCTTTGTCCAATGTGGCGTACTGAAAGTCTTCAACGATATCGAAAAAGACATGGGATGCCTGAACAGATTTCACAGGAGTCTTGCCTGCAAGTCTTTCTTCCATCGCCTTAATCCGGTATTTTACGCCGTCTTGTTCCACAATGGATTCTTCGACTACCAAAGGAAAAGCGTGTTTGTTGCGCTCTGTTTCGTACAACAAAAAAGAGAGCGAACGATCACCGTTCACTCTCCTTTTGCGGGTTAAACCTTTGTAGTCGGTTAACAGCTCCGTGCTGCCGGTTATGGAGGTTATTTGCATGAGTCACCTCGGTTTTTTTGTTGATTGGTTGTTGAACAATAGTCTCTATTTGTACAACTGCGGAAAATTACATAATATTTTTACTCACTTCCGGTAAATAGGTAGTAAGTCGTTTGGATTTTATGCGCCAAATATATCCTGCGGGAACTATAACGTTCTGCATACTTGCAAAATATAATTTGCCACGAGTTGGATTATGTTCAATCCAGGTAAAAGGGTTTCCAATACCGACTTCACCTTTTCTCATAGATTTTGAGAAATATTCTATTGTCACAGCTATGGCTAAATCTTTTCTTTCATCTGAATCTACATCATTCACAATTGCAAACGATTTCGTATTTGACTCTGACCAGTATTCTTTACTGTTATCCGTTTTAACTGTGTATACTTTGTCAGTACTGCTCACTACTTTTTTGCCAAACGTTGTCCAATACGGAATCATAACACCGTAACCATATTTCACTTCTGTATTTCGCAAAAACTCTATTTTGGTATCGTGAACACATACACCTTCTTTAATGGTGTGATACTGTGTGATTTCCACTAACGCATTAACCATATCGGATGTGTGATATCCTCTTACTTTTTGTATCAACTGAATTACTTCAACATTGCGAAAGAAAGAATTACTTAGCCATTCAACGACTTTACCGTCCGCCATTAAAATTGGCTCCATCACTTTAAATGCGGTGCCTGTGGCATTGTGTTCGGGAACAAATTGGTGTAAAGCCGCGCTTCCTTCTGGTTTTAGCTCTATGGCAAATTCTTTATTTGACGCACTATATTCAACGTCATGCAACTTATTTACAGTGAAGCTCTCATTATATTCGTAAAAAGTTCGCAAAGTATCTTGTGGTCGTGTGTTGCCGAAGTAAACCCAACCTCTTGCAGGAGCCACGGATGGAGGATTTAAAGGATCTGCGCCTTTAAATATACCTTTAATGGTATGCGTTGTTTCTTGGAGATTATCAAATAAAGTTTTCTGTTTTACAATCGCTGTTGCTGCCCAAACACTTATAGTTTTTCTTTGTTCTGACGGTTTTCCCTCATCAAGTACAAATTCCCAAATGCCCCCTCGATTTTCCTCCCACGAAGTAAAATCAATCCTCTTGCCAGTAAATGTACCCGAAATTGTCGCACCGATTTCCGCAGTCCAATAATGGGGAGCAGATGTAGTAGTAAAAGCTCCAGTACTAGATAAATAGTTGAACGCATTCGTTTGTGCATCTAGTTTCGTAACGGCTCCATAGTAAGTGCCGTAATCAATAATAAAATCGTCATTAGCATCTTTTATAAATGTTCTTGTAGAAGCGTGGGTTTCGCTATGTTTGGTATGAACTCGAAATTGTCTTTGTGTTCCATATACTACTTCAAGGGTCATATTTTTTTTCAAGCTGCTAAGTTTTTTTAATGTTTCTACAAAATCAATTTGGTTTTGAAATGTCAAATTCTCCGCCAACTGTGCATCAACACCATTTAATCTGGCATTCAAATTCACAGCTGTTCCGCGTGCTTGCACAACTTCTGGATTGTTAGACCCCGCTTGGGCGATTACTTGATCAAATTGTGTTTGAACCGTTTCTGCTTTGGATTTTGCGTTATTGGCAGTTGTTACTGCACTGTCAGCTTTGCTGTCAGAAGCTGTAGCCGTCGTCTTCGCCTCCGCAGCATCCGCCAAAAATTTATCGATATCCCTCTCCATATCATCGACGTTGGCGTTGTAGTCGTTGCGGAACACGCGGTTAAAGAGCGTGCCTAGTTTTCGGTATCGTCCCATGGGATCGCCCTCCTATACATAATAAAACCGGAAGTCGAACGTTATGGTGAAGGTGCCTGTGGCGCCTGTTACCGTAAAGTCGTTTGGTCCCGGTTGTAGTGTGATTAGTTTTCTGTTGGTGTCACCGAACACAGATGCGCCGTTCTTGAGCGAGCGTACGCCGTCGAGGGTCAGGGTCTGACCGGCTGTTGTCGTTCCGGTGTAGCTCCATGTTTCGCCGGTGGTGTTGTTCGTGATGGTGAGGTTGGTGGAGGCGCCCGTGAACGTAATCTTCAACGGCCGCCGCCGCGGGTTAATGGCCACATCGCCCGCGTTAAAAATGGTGAAGCCGGACGTGCTATGCGCGTAAACCGCATCCTCCTCCGTCAGCCCCTGCCCCATCCCCCACAGTTCCGAATCAAACGTGAACGGATCCAGCGTCGTGCCGGCCGATTCCGCGTAAGGGTTGTGGGCGATGAATTCGAGGGTGAAGATGCCGTGATTCTTCTTCTTCTCCGGCAGAAATGACTTGTTCAGCTTTACCTTCCAGCGTTTCCAGGGTTCCGAATAATGGATTAAATAATACGGTTCTTTGCTAGTGAGTAACCTGTATACCTCGCTCCGTTTTAACGAGTAGTCGTAATAATCTGCTGCGGCAAATTTACAGTAGGCGGTAAGAATCCGAGGACCATATGTCGTACCGAGATCCTCGCTTCCATCTTCGTTTTCGATGTTATCTGTTTCATTTTGCGGGTTAAGTGACTCATAGAAAAAGCGCAGGGTCTCGATGCCCTCCGCTTCTAGATCGTATGTGACGCCATTTTTTATTAGCAGAAGGCTCATCGTTTCAACCCCTTCACCCTGAGATCAGCGCCTAACTGATTGCTTTGAATTATATCCATTAATGGTGCGATGGCTTTGGCGATTTGATAGCTGTCCAGATGTACAGGGACTTCTATGACGCCTCCGCTTTCTAGACTTGAAGAACGCTGCTGTTTTGAATGGTTTTGTGTTAGCAGAAGGTTTAGTGCGATCAACAGCTGATCTAACCGTTTGTTCATGCCTGGGCTCTCTACTTCATTTCGGACTAACAGTTCTGAACGGGAACTAGATAGTGACTGAGCCGCAGCACCAATGACAAATGCATTTCGATTCATTTCAGCTTGGAAAGCTCCATGTGTTTCCTTTGCCATTTGAGTAGCCGTTTTAGCAGCAAGCACCGTTTTCTTTCTAATTCCAAGCGCAAAACCATCCGTGTAGTTATTCCCTTCCTCTTCGGTTTTCTTAGAGGGAGAGTTGGAGTTGATGGATTTTTTCAATGCGCTCAATGCTGATTTTCCAATCGCCCATGCTGCATTAAAAAGAGACCCGCTTTTTGAACCGGCCCAAAGGGAATTAATAAATCCAGAAACAAAACCTGATCCGGCTCCAGACGTGTCTACACTTTTTAAACCATTCATCCCGTAATTAGCAATGGTGCTTCCGCTTTTAAATGCTTCATCTTTTTTAGCTTCGAGATCACGAGCGAATTGAGCCCCTGCTTTATTGCCTCCGCCACCATCTGTAGTTTGTCCCAATGTTTTCTCAACTGTTAATCCCAAAGCTGCTGCCACAGCTTTGTTTACTGGTTCTGTTGAATTAAGCCCTTCACTATGCTTTTTACCTTTATCCTTACCGGCTTCCGCAGCTTCTGGACCACCTTTTTTCAATTCATCTTTCACGCCGTTTACAACCTTAGCTGCTTCAGCTTTGGCTTCTATTTCAGTCAGCCCCATGCCCTTGTAAAATTCCTCAAGTGCCTGCTGGGTCTTTTTCATTGCCTCTTCTTTGCTTTTACCCAAACCTTCTAAAAATTTCATCTGTGAAGCTGCCCAGCGCTTTTGGTATTCTGCTTCACTTTCATAAACCATTATTTTATTTTCATGGTCCATTTTTTGGTGCCGCTTAAACTGTTTCCCCGTTTCGATGTCTAATAACTTTCCATCCTTAGACATTTGGTTGAACAAAGCATCCATATTTGATCTATAGCTCTCGCTGTTTTTCGCAAGAGCCTCATTATAGTCTGCTGTGTTTTTAGCCATAAGAGCTTGCCGTGATTTTTCGTCAATATCCATCTTGGATATAATGTCCTTGCGATGCTCGTAATCTTTCTTTGCTGCCTTCTGTCCAGCCTCATATATCTCTTTCATGCGATTGTTATATTCTTTTGCTTGAGCATATGAGAGCTTGTTCGTTTGTGAAGCAACACTCGCTTGAATAGCCATTGCCTCTTTTTGATTCTTGGCAAAAGTAGAAGTCATCTGCGCAAAAGTATTGGCATATTCCGAGAAAGTTTTTTGATCCTCAGAAGACATTTTTGAAAGATCGCCTTTGTATTTCTCTCTGAGAGCTTTCATCCCGTCCAGAGATTTTTTCACAGTCGCTATTTCTTCATCTACCGACTTTAATGCTTGATCTTGAATATCCTTTTGCTGATCAACAAACTTCTCACCAGTATCTGCGAAAGTTTGTTCTAGAACAACAGCTATTTCTTTCTTGAAAGATTCGAGTTCAGTAATTACTTCTTCTGTCATTTTGCTATATGTTTCAATTACTTTTTTCGACATTTCTTCTGCAGCCTTACCTGTTGATTGGTTCAGCTCAAACAGCTGCTTCTCCGCTTTTTCACGTAGGGTCACGTACGATCCTGCAGCTTTCTGTGTTGATTCTGAAACACCTTCCCCGTAAAGAAGAGCAGTTTCTCTTGCTTCCTCCTGCTTCTTCCGCAGGTTTTCGTGTGCTTTTTCACTTCCATAGACTGCAAGTGTTAGTCCGGCAATTAACGCCGTTACTCCCACTACCGCCAGTCCAACCGGCCCTGTAAATGCCATGAATGCCCCAACTGCGCCTGTGAGTACGGCGATGCCTGTAACGACACCCGCCATTGCCAATGCCAGAGCCCCCGTTGACGCTATTGTGTCTTGAGTTCCTTCATCCAAGTCATTCCATTTTTCTATCAAACTTTTAGCAATATCAACGGCACCACGAATGGCTGGAGTGAGTGCTTCTGTAAACTTGATCTTGGCCGTTTCAATAGCTCCATTCATTTCTTCAACTGCACCAGCAAGGTTGTCTTTCATGACATCTGCTGTCTTCTTTGATGCACCGGTAGAATCTTCAAGAGACTCGGTTAGTTTCTCCAACTCTTCTGGTCCGGCTTCAACTAGATTGATAAAGCCAGTCATAGCTTCCGTGCCAAAAAGAGTTTGGAAGGCTGAGAGCTTCTGTTCTTGAGTTAAGTCCTTTGTTTCATCTTGCAGTTCAGCGATGACATCGACCAACGGCAGCATATTACCTTTAGAATCTTTTAATTGTATATTGTATTTCTCGAGTACTTTTTCCCCGGCTTTTGTTGGTGATACTAAGCGAGTGAGACCCATGCGCATGGATGTTCCGACTTGCTCTGCTGCCATGCCCCGGTCTCGTAATATCCCCGTTACAGCAGCGAGGTCTTCTACGGAGTAGCCTAACAGCTTGGCGATAGGTGCTGCATACTTAAACGAATAACCCATGTCCATGATTGAAGCATTTGAACGGTTAGCTGCCATGGCAAACACATCTGCAACATGGGTGGACTTATCCGCTTCAAGCCCGAATCCTTTAATGGCCGAGGCCATTATTTCAGAGACCATCGCCATGTCCTCACCAGATGCTTCAGCTGCAGATATAACGCCTGGCATAGCAGATATGATTTCATTCACTTTAAAACCTGAAGCTGCTAAGTTTTCTTGACCGACTGCGATCTCACTTGCGGATTTGCTTGTTGCAGCACCAAGTTCTAGCGCTTGATCCTTTAATTGCTTCATCTGATCTGCAGTGGCTTCTGATATGGCTCCAACGCGGCTAACCTGCCGGCCGAATTCCATTCCAACTTCTACTGCATTTTTCATGGCGAGCGTGCCTGCAGCAACACCTGCACCCAATGTGATGCCGACTGTGGCACCTAAACCGGCCATCCTTTCACCGACTGCGTTCATCTTGGAACCGAAGCGATCGACAGACGAGATTTGCTTTTCTGTCTCAGCGCGCATTCGATCCATTTTACCGGTGGTCTGGTTCAGCTCGTTCTGCATTTTGTTTAGTTCGGCGTTGGCGTAGTTGAGACTCTTCGTATACTTCTCTGCTTCCTTCGATTCGGCTCCCATGGTATCCACGGAATCTTTGTGTGCTTTCGTCAGCTGTTCTACTTTCTTTTTCTGCAGTTCGATCTGTTTGTTTAAAAAATCCGCTTTGGTCTGAGCTTGCTTCAGCTCGTCGCCCCAGTTTTCCACACTCGTTTTGTTCGCTGCAAACTCAGACTTTACGATCTGCATCTGCCGAGAAACCGCGCTCATCTCGTTCCTGAATTCAGTTGAGTTGGAATACAGTCTTACTTTGACTTCTTTTGCCACAACGTCACCTCCTATCCGATGACCTGGTCAATATACAACACGTCTTCATCCGCTTTCTTTACCTTGTCCGCTTTTCTTCTGGCAAGAAGCTGCAGGTGATAGACAATGTCCATCTCATCAATCTGATTTTGTGAGAAGCCGATGTCCATGAGCGCGTTGTACATGTCCATCACAGCTTCCTGCATCGTTAGTTTCCCTGGCCACCGTCTTCTTCTTTACCGTCGTTTAGCAGTTTGCTAGCCTGGGCGACGTTTCCGACCACAAAATGGACAACGCCATAAATCGTCTTCATCAAGTTTCTTGAATCCGTTCCATCCTCAAACTGTTCATGAGAGAATTTGTTTTCAAACACCCTGCAAACGAAATCAATATGCTTATCCAAATCAGGTTCCTCGCTGCCTTTCTCAAATTCAAGTGCGATTTCTGACGCCTGGCGAAACATCTTCCCAGGAATAAATGCCGGTGAGGTAAACTTCTTTTCTTCTCCATCAATAACCAATGTCAGTGTTAATGAATTCATGTCCATGCTCCTCTCAAAATTAAAAAAGAGAGGATTCGCTCCTCTCTTTCATGATCATCAATAATGATTAAACGGTTGGCGGTAACGCTTCGCCTTTGTATACGACTTGCTTAAACCAGTCTGCGCCTTGTGTGAATGTTGCGCTATCCTCGACCTGCCCTTTCCAACGGCCGTTATGCTTCAGTGGCATGAACTTCATTTTCAGCTTGGATGTTTGAACGTTCTTTTTGGCTTCATCCGTCTTGTGTTCCGTTGGCAGCAATTCTGGTTTTCCTTTTAACAACCAGTAGTAACGATATCCGCCTGTGGAGATTTTCGCGCGAAATCCGAGAGCGAGTTCAATAGCAACATCGTCAATGCTTGCGAACTGAACACCATTTTCTTCTGTATGGCCAAACAGTTTCTTTTGCAATTCTAATGGCAGATCTGTTGCTTCAAGCTCAACATCAATGTCACCCATGCTGTTAAGAACTTCATATGCGCCATTATCCGCATAATGCGTTTCGGAGTCTGTCTTAGGATCCACTTTTACGTTAACCGCTCCATCAAGCTTTTCCGGCGTCTCATAAGTGGCTGCAGCGATTGTATCGGCCGTCAGTTCTGCAATATGAAACATGTCCAACCCGTGAATTAATTTGCCCATTGATTAGGCACCTCCAGTGAATGTGTTTTTGCGATACCTCATCGGCTTGTGAAAGACCTGGGTATCTTTTTCATATAGATCAGTAGAATCGTAACGAGTGTATCCCGCTTCTTTCATGACTTGATCTAATGCTTTGGCTATCGGTGTTTGTTTGCTCTGAGTATCTATTTTGGTATAAATGCTCAATTGAAAGGCGACTTCTGCAGAGATCGTGTTATTGTCAGAGTACTCGTCATCTGCGTTCTGTATCTCTGTATAAACGACCCTTGGGAATGCCACGGCACTAGGCGCGATAATATTATGAAAGCCACCCGTTACTAGCTCAACGAGTGGCTCATTTGATTCCAGCGCCTGCAGCAGTTCAGCTTTGGCATCGAAACTCATTCCTTGATCGCCTCCATGTAAATCTCGGCCATCTTCTCTGTGGCGCGGTCGCCTGCCACATCTGCGCCTTTTTCAATAAAAGGGTAAGCCGGCATGTTGACTGTCCCATACTCCAGGAAATGCGCTCGCCAAGCAACCTTCTTGTTCGGCCCAATCGAAACAAATTTCTCCCCGTCTGAGCTCTCAGTGGGACCCGAAACGCGGATGTTATCTTGAATATGGTCTTGATCCTTGCCGCTTCGGTTAACGAGCTCACGCTGCGCCTCTGCTATGATTTCGCCGCCAGCTTTCAACGCGACCTTGTCCGTCTTCTCTACGTCCTTGCCCACTTCATCAAAAAACTTCTCCAACTCATCGAATCCTTCGAAATCCAACCTAGCCATTGACGTTCAACTCCTTGCACATAATTTCAATTTCCTTATGCTCCTCGTTCATGTCAATAGCCGATTCGATCTCAAAGAAACGGTCGCCTTGCTGGATGCGCATGTCCGTTTGAATGTCTTTCCGATACCGAATCCTGATGCGATAGGTGACCTCGCCAGATAAAGCGCCCGACGCAACCATTTCACGTCCTCTGATTCCTTCCATGCTGCCCCAGACGGTGAAAGCAGTGGTATAGGATGGGACGTTGTTTCCCTCAGTGTCACGAATTGGCGTACCTTTCTTCTGAAAGCTTAGGCGGTTGCGAAAGTCAGAAGCTTTGCTTTTCTTCCAAGTCCTTTGGCCGGAATAATAATTATAGTTGCCCATCTCCAGCACCTAAGAGAGAGTCAATATGCTCGAGCACAGTCTTGCGGTTCTTGCCTGCTGTTTCTAACTCTTTTAGTTCTGTTAATTCTTCAGCAGTGAATGTGTCAGTGATGGAATCCACCACATTGTCCACGTTCTGTTTTAGTAACTCTCCGAGTGTGGAAGTTACAATCGTTTGATTTGGAGGCAATTCTGTCTCAGCTGGCGCTAGATAGCCGCCTTGTTGAAGTTCCACCGCTCGTTCTTCGTCTGCCGTTTCGTAATACGATCCAACAGAATGGTATTCACCCGTATTCTTATCACGGAAATGATTTCGAACTGGATACTGTTTCAAAACAATCACCTCGTTTTATATGTCAACAGGGTCTGGTGGTGGAGGGTAGCAGTAAGACAACTGCAAGAAGATGCTGTTCAAGCTGAATTCCAGCATGTTCGCTTGACCTAATGGTTCTCGATTTTCATACCAGTGGGTAACCAACATCGTAACGGCAAGTATCTGCAGTTCATTTTCCTCGTCCACCGTCAATCCTGTTGCGTTTTTTACATATTCTTTTGCTGCTGCAATTAAAGAAGTGAGGAGCATATCGTCCTCACTTCCGTCAATTCGCAGAAATTGCTTTACGTGTTCCACCACGGGAATCACCTCTTATTTAAACAGTTGGCGTTACAGTCATCTCGCCATAGACATATGCTGCCTTGTCAGCATCAATTACGTCAAATTGCTCAATCACGCGCATCATTGTTTGATTCTTCTTAAATGCTGCATGTTCAGAAGAATCGATTTGAAGTGTATTTCGATCGACGAATGTAACACCGTCCTGTGTGCTGCCATAAATAATTGGTGCTTTGTCAACAACAGTTGGTAGCTCAGTGTTCGAGAATACCTCAATCGAATATCCTTTGAACATTTTCTTCGTTGCATCAGCTGGATTCGGTTGGAGAATTGGGCGCCCTTGCTCATCAACAGCTTCATCCAAATGGTCAAAACCATCTTGGTTCGTAATAATCACAATATCAACGAACGCAGGATCCAAATCAATGTTTAAAGATTTTTTTAATGCTTTCCAGTCAGCAAGGCTTTTCACAGTCTTTCCTGCCTTCAATTTCTCAAAAATCTTTTTGTTTTCCGTTCGAACCGCTTTACGGTTAAACCATTTTCCAAGGTAAGCAACTAATCCACCGTCTTCATTTTGCAGAAGTCGATTAGAAACCGGAAGCGTTCCCCCATAATCTTTTACGGTGTATGGCACATTCACAAACTTTGGTTCATTGGAGTCTGGAATATCATCACCATCTGTGAAATTGGTGAGTTCTGTCGCTGTTGAGGCATCCTCATATACAAACGAACCTGTCAAAGTTGTTGTTGGATAGTAACCAACCAACGGCTTAGCAGATTTGTATTGACGACGCAGCTCCTTAATTTGAGTCTGGATGTCTTGGGGAACAATCAAGTTCTCACCGTTTGCACCACCAGTCACAAGCGCGTTCTCCGCTTCTGTCAGCTGCTCACCGCGAAGGGCTTTAAAGAAGGTCTTTACTTCGTCCACGTTACCTTTGTTTTCAATCGTTACCGCCACAGCATCCTTCTCTGCTTCATAAAGCGCTGACTTCACATCGAATTCTTTCTGCAGGTTCTTCACTTCATCGGTAAGGTTCTTCGCTTCATCCAACTTGTTTGCTGCAAGCAGGTTGCGCGCTTCTGTCTTTTTGTTGTTGATCTTCTCTAACAATTCACGTAGTTCTTTGTTCACGATAATTCCTCCTTAGGGAAATAAAAATAGAGCTTAGATAAGATCTAGCTCCAGCAGTAACTGATTTTTTAGTTCTTCTTGATCTGGCATTGCTGGTTCGGCTGCCTGTGCTTTCGGCTGCTCCGGTTCTACTGCTTTTTCCTTGAATGCTTCCGGCGTGTTGCGGTAATTCTTGAAGCAATCACTCACACATGCTACCGCCTGATTCTCTGCGGCAACTTCTATATTGAAATACTTGGCTGCTTCGTTACCGTTCAGCCATGTTTCTTCGTTCACCATCTGCTTGATCTCTTCGATGTCCGCGCCTTCTGCCAGATTCTCTGCATATACGTTCAAGATTCCGCCTTCGATGGCATCCAGATCGTCCGCCACCTTGCGGAAATCGTTCGAGTTACCCCACATGCCGCTCCAAGGCTTATGAATCATCATGAAGGCATTGGATGGCATTATTACGCGGTCACCGGCCAGTGCAATAACTGATGCAATGGAACCTGCTAAACCGTCAACGTAAACCGTTTTGTGGGCTTGATTGCGCTTCAGCATGTTATAGATGGCCAATCCTGCAAACACCGATCCGCCGCCGCTGTTCACGTAGATGTTTAGGTTCTTCACACCCTCGATATCTTTCAGAAAAGAGCGAATGTCTTCTGGACAAGTGTCTGAGTTATCCCATTTGCCCCATTCAGAACTGACGATATCGCCATAAAAATATAAATCCGCTGAGGAAGAGGTTTGATTTTTGATCTCCATGAACTTATTTTTCATCCTTTTCACCCCCTTTCGCCCTCGCTTTGGTCATCTGGTACTCATCAGCTATATCAATGGAGATATGATTCAAGTCCACACGGTGTTTATCACCATGTTCGATCGAATCCTCCTCTTCAAGTGCTCGCACTTCATTTATGTTGTATACACCCGACGAAAGCATTTCTTTGTAGTACTGAGCACGACTCTGGCTGTCTCCACGCAATGCGCTTGTCAGGTTAAACTTCACATACAGCCGCTTCTGCTCGTTATCTGTGAAGAATTTGTAATTGAATTCTTCTTCCCATGCGACAAGTTCCGGTTGGATGGTGTTCTGGATGAATTCCATTGCCTGGTGCTCAATGTTCGAGAAGGTGCTGCGATCGAGCTCGTTCAGCATGTGCAATGGCACGTTAAAGATACGGGCGATCTCCGCAATATTGAACTTCTGCGAAGCAATGAACTCTGCGTCCTGAAGTGGCATCGAGATGTTCACCCATTTCATGCCTGCGTCAAGGATCGCTACCTTGTGCGCGTTGTCCAAGCCGCCTGCAGCTTCAGCCCAATGATCTCTTAAAACGGTCTTCGCATCTTTATTTAATGAGCCTGGCGTTTCAATAATCCCCCGAGTGGTCGTTCCGTTTTTATAGAATGATCCAAGGAACTTCTGTGCTGCCTTCATCGTGCCGGCTGTTTCTCGTGCGATTTCGATCGGCGACTTGCCGCCTGGTCCATAAGGTAGATAAATCACTTCCGAATGGTGGTACTTTTGCTGCGTGCCCTTTTCTGAAAACACGAACCACAAGTCTCCAGAAGAATCTTTCGCATGCTGCACTTTCGCGGGATCCAACAGCTTGAGCTCGGTGACGTTACCTGTACGGTCCGTGATCATGGCGATATAAGCCTTTCCCCACAAGTTGCGGTACACAGATGCGGTGTGCTTGAACACAAAAGGTGTCATATACGGATTCGGGCGCTTCTCCAACAGCTTAGCCGCCTGGTGTGCCGTCTCCCGCTCTCTTCCGCTCTTGGTTTTCTTGAAAACCTGCAGTGGAAGCTTGGCGATGGCATTTGCTTTGATGTTCACGCACGCATAAATGGCTCCTACGGTAAGTGATCCCTCGTTTGTTACCAGCTCGCCACTCATCGTCGGGCCCGGAAAAAGGCTGCCTAATGGCTGCTCCCATTCTTGCAAACTGTTAAACAGTCGACGAAATAACAATTATTCTCACCTCCTTCTGGCAAGTGCTCCTCCGGTTACGATTAAGCATGAGGCCAAAAGATAGTTTCCGATGATCGGACTCAGCGCATATGTGGTCAAAATCGCTACAATAATGCCTGCAAAAATAAAAAAATCCTCAAGGAACTCTCCTAGAAGATGCAAAAAACGTTTCATATTCATCACCTACAATGTAAATTCGTCGTTCAGGATGCGTTCATTCAAGTCAGCTTGGTTCATGTAGACCATGGCTCGGAAATGTGCGGTCAGCGCAGCTGCCACACCGTCAATACGTGCATAACGGTTCGCCTTCTCAGGCTTAATGTTTCCTGTGCTATCTTTGAGCGTTTTCGTGTTGCTCAAGTACCACTGGAACATCAAATCATAGTTGTAGTTTACTTTGCCTTGAATCAACAGCCGCTCGTAATCTTTCATCGACTGGTTCATGCTCTTAAATCCTTGCTGCACCTTCACCATTTCAAACCCCAGCCCTGCCATTTGCGTATACCATTGAGTGGCATTGTAAGGGTCATAGCAAATCTCTTGAATATGGTACGTTGCTGCGTGTTTCACGAACCATTGCGTGATAAAGTCATAGTCAATGACCTCACCATCTAGGACGGTCAGGAGACCCATGTCTCTCCACCGTTCATAATTGGCGCGATCTTCGTTGTTTAATAGCTTGGCTTCTGGAATAAAGCTGTGATGAATGACCTTGATGCTACCATCTTCTTGCGGAAACTCTAGATTGACAGACGTGATGTCCGTTGTGCTCGACAAATCTGCGCCTCCGATGCACATCTGCCCCTGCAGCTCGCTTTCGTCAAACGTCCCATTGTTCCGCTTGATGATGTCCCATTCCAACCATTTTTCTGCAGAATTAACAAAGATGTTGAAACGCTTTGTCTTGATCTCGTTGATTTCCTTCTTCATCTTCATACCGTGGATGGAAGTCCGCAGTTTTTCAATGCTTAAGGACTCGCCGAGGTTCGGATTCGCTTTGATCCAGCAGCTCTCTTCCTCCCAATCATCCTCTTTATCGATTTCAGCGATGTAAGGAAAGAAATCATCGTATTCAATCGTGTTGTTTAGCAGCTTATCAGCCGTCTCGTAAAGGTTCATTAACGGACCGTCCATCACAAAGCCCGCTGTCGTGATGTCAAAGATAATCGGTTGCTCACGCGCATCTATAGATGACTCGATAACGTTCATAAGCTTGCTGTCTTTGTATTCGTGTATTTCATCAAAGATGGCTCCGTGTGTGTTCAGACCGTCCAGCTTCTTGGAATCACTCGCCAGAGGTTCCAGTTCCGCGTTCATCCGGTCAAAGTAGATCTTGTCCCTAATGATTCGGGTCCGCTTCCGCAGTGCCGGCGACTGCCGTACCATCCGTTTTGATTCCTCAAAGACCAGTTTCGCTTGATCTCGTTTGTTGGCCAGCGTATACACCCGCGCACCATACTCCTTATCCTTCATTAGTAGATAGAGAGCAATGGCACTGGCGAGCGTACTCTTTCCGTTTTTACGAGCAATCATGACCAGGATGGTTCGGAATCGTCTGTAGCCCGTCTCTTTATGGACCCAACCGAAAATGCAGCAGATGATAAACTTCTGCCAGAGTGCGAGAATCAGTGGCAAGCCGGCAAATTTACCAATGGAATGCTTACAGAACCGTTCGATAAACATGATCGGCCGGTTTGCTTTTTCAATGCTGTATTCGTAAGGGTAATCAGGGTCCTTTGATTTCTCTAAATCGTTTAGATGCCGTTGACAGAGAAGCTTCACTTTCTTGCTGGCAACAATTTCACCGCTCAGGATCTTCTCTGCATACTCAGCAGCATAATCAGCTGTGTCGATCGTTTTAGAAGTCATCGAAACCATCGTCCGGTCCCTTACCCATCTGTTCCTGCAGTTTCTTACGGCTGGCTCCAGTCAGCCCGAGTTCGCTCAGTCCTTTCATCATTACTGCAGCGTATTTTGGCAGTTCTGATATGGCAGGATGCTTGGTCGGATTGGTCGCGCCCGCCTTGTTGGTATATTCGACGATAAAACCATCCTCTGATGCGAGCTTATCCAGCTGTGTGTACACCTGGTAGGAGTGAGCGATTAGCTCGACGACAAAAGGATCGTTCACCTCAGCCTTGTTCTCCTTCTCCAACACGGCCCAAACACGGAACCATTCCTTCTTTCCGATCTTGTCGAGCTTCACCGGCGGCTTGTATTTTTTCTTCAGTTCCTTCTCGTTAAGCACGTTCGTTCACCTCACTTAAAAAAACGCATAAAAAAAGAGCCTCTTTTGTTCAAAAAGGACCCTTTTTTCGGGATTTCCCCCCTTAGGAAAATTGATCGCGGTGTGCACGAAGGGGGGCACCGGTCTCCAAAACTTTAGCGCAGTAAAGCGAATAGGGGGGATGCTCCTCTAATGGCTGCCGCCCTTCTCGGTGTGCCGCTTGTTGTGGCAGCTGTTGCAGAGACTGGTTAGGTTAGTGATGTCTAGCCTTCTGCTCCAGTCTTCCTTCACTTCAACCTCATGGTGAACCATCTCAGCAGGTGTGAGACGCTTCTTCTTCATGCAGTCCTGGCACAGGTAGTTGTCACGGTTCAAGGCAGAGGCACGCAGCTTTCTCCATGGCATGCTCTTGTAGAAGCGTGTGGTCACACTGTCTCGCTGGTATAGATCGTATTGCTTCGCTGCATCTTGCTTGTGCTGATCGCAGAAGCGTTCTCTTGTGAGTGAGATGCAGCCTGGCTGTGAGCATGGCTTCTTGGACTTAACGACCATGCTGCTTGTCGCCCTTCCTCATCCAGTACCCACACCGGCAGCAGTTGTTCAGTCCGTTAGTGAAGATGTGGTCTGTATGCGTGACGCATTTATAGCGTGGCTTAGACAACCATTTAAGCATCCTCATTTACTTTCTCCTTCAATGCATTTAGAAAGCAGGCCAAACAATAATGTGAGTGTGGTCTCTTGATGATGATCTCGCTGCACTCAATGCAGAACCGCTTCATTCAGATCATCTCCTTAAGAATAAATAGGCGAAAGAGTCATATACTTTCAAGGAACCTCGAAGGAGGTGATTAAGTGACCTTCATTGATCAAATATTAATTGCGCTGATCGTGGAGATTATATTGAAAATATTAAGTCATTTAGGTCTTTAATCTAGCTGACTTCAAGGAGTGTGGTGCCTTTGGGCACAACACATAAAAGTAAAATATGCTAAAAAATATCCTTTTTACATATATAAAAACGGCAGCCGAGTTGGCCGCCGTTTTTTCTATACTATCAATTTACCATGCCCTCAAATTCATTTCGTCCGTAAATCGTTCGCAAATCCTCCGCGAAAAGTTCGCAAATAGTTCGCGTTTTTGATTTCAAACGGAAGAGTTTTAAGTGAATAAGCACCGAATATTTATTAGCATGAGTTCACTACAAACTATAGGGAAGCCAACTCATTACCTAACTACTTCTCTTACAGCCATCTGAATTCTTGCCTTGTTCACCAAATGAGTTTGAACGTTTCTTTTTGTAGCGAACTGAAAAATATAATAAAAAAAGAAAGCTAGATTTTGAACTTCTTCTGCAGCTTGTTGAGGTCGTCTTGTCTTATGCCGATATAGCGCAATGTAATCTTTTGATCGGAGTGATTTAACATCTCCTGGAGAGCTACCACGTCTCCATGCTGCTTGTAAAAATGATAGCCGTAAGTCTTTCGAAGAGAATGGCAGCCGATTCTTTCTTGTCCGAATTCTTCTCCAATGTCTCTTAAGATGTAATAAGCCATACTTACCGATATCGCTTTATTCTTCCCTTGCCTGCTTTTGAAAAGAAACTCGTTTTTATGCTTGTCTTTGCAGTAGGCGCGGATTTCTTTCTTGAGCTCGCTTGGCATCCACACCTCTTTTATTTTTTTCGTTTTTCCTTCTCTTAAGTGAATGCTCCACCCTTCTACATCTCGTACCCGAAGTTTCAGAATGTCTTTAATACGCAACCCGGTGTTGATGCCCAGAAGGAAAAGAATGTAGTTACGCTCATTCGTTTCCTTCAAATAGGCTTTAATTTCTTTTATTACCTCTGCATCCCTAATCGGTTGGACGATATTCACGCGCTCCTCACCTCATTCCTTTTCATATAGACTTCGATTTTCAACGAGAAGGCGAGCCGCAACATCGCTTTAAATGTGAGTTCGTAGTATTTGGTCTTGCTGATACCGAGCTCCAGCCAGATGTCTGGATCATACCCTTTGATGTCCTGCATGTATTTATGGAAGATGATGTATCGTTCGTCGTGTTTAAGTGAGTTGACGGCCTGGTGAATCTGTTCCATGTATTGATTTCGAGCCATTTCGTAGTCGGCACGCTCAATCGCGGCATCTTCTGTTTTGCTGGAGAACGTGTTCGTGTTGGTTGGAGGGATAATTGAATATGATGTCGTGATGGTCGGCATTGAGGTGACTGGCAGTGTGACGAGATAGTCCCGGTACGTTTCAAGCGCTTGCTCCACAGCTTTTCTAGTGGCTTTCGTGTTCACTTTTGGCATATTAAAATTCATCTGACTCATATTCAACTGCCTCCTTTTTATTTTTGTTTCATGGCGCCGCCGCGGCCACGGGTGTAAGTAGGTCGGTTCATTCCCATCAGTTCTTTCAGATCGCGCTCGGTCAGTTCGTTTTCAACCTTTTTCTTTGCCGGCTGATGCTTATGCTTCCAGTTCTTTAGCTGCTGTTTGAAATTATTCATGAGAGTACCTCCCACGAATGTCGAATGGTTTCCGAATCATATGATTGCCCCCTGAGTACCATACAGAAAACAAAAGAGGACACCCAAGACAACGCAGCAGCCACTGCATGTCGTAATGGGTGTCCTCCGGTTTTCGGTCGGACTAAATTTTAAATTTCTCATTCGTTTCCACACGATCGATTTTTCCGTCGTGTGTAATGAAACTTGTTTCCCCGAACTTCGGCAGCTCGAGGGCCGTCACTTTACCATTCGAAACGATGTACACCTTGCCTGACTCTGCTGCATTAATTTCAGCTGTCATTGTCGAAACATTTACTGGAATCACTGCCGTTTTCAAAGCCCCACGCCCCCTGTTTCCTGTATAATTAAAGGTGACCACCTTCAGTCCGGGAAACAGCACCTGGGCTGTTTTTTTATTTGGTGTTGTTGCTAATTGACTATTACTATAAGATAGCAATATGAATTGTTGAAGGAGGATTCTATTATGCTTTCCACTGTAAAAGTGTACTTACTTGAACATGATGGTGATGATCCGGATTATTTTGATGGCTTATTTAGAATTGATTCATTAGAATACTTTGATGAAAAAGGTAAAAAAATTGATTTTGATGATGCTAAATGGTCCGGTTTTTTTAATTTTGATTACCAAACAGCAGAAGATTTAAAGAATGATATTGCGGCTTGTTTAGAAATTAACCCTCACAATATTGAAATTGAATAGTAGATGTTAGAGATCTCTTTTGGGGTCTCTTTTTTTCGCAGTACTATTTAAGTCAATAATGCTTCTTCCAAAACCTCATACTCTTCCGCCCACATGAAGTGTAGTCCACAGCTGCTTTTTGTCTTATGGTTGCAATTATCTATGACCGATTGATAGGAAATGTGGCATTTTCGGCCAGCATCCCTTGCTGATCGGTACTCATCAATCACTTCATTCGTTATGGAGTTTAGCTGCACGACTGGTTTACTTTTTGCTCTGGATCCGGTTTTTTCTCCAAGTTTCTTTGAAGTGATGTATTCCAGATTGCCATGAAAGTTGTCCGTCTTTATGAAATTCTTATGATGGAGGACTTCTCCAGGTTTAGGCTTTCCAACGAAATGATGTGCGACCAGGTTGGCAACCTTATAAGCTGCATACTTCCCTCTAAACTTCACTTTGATATGAAGATTGCCAGTCCGCTTGTGAATAAAAGGCAGCAATAAACCTTCGTGATTTTGATAAATCCGTTTGAAGCGTCCATAGTTTGAAATGAGGAACTTGCCGTCCGATCCCTCGATGGGTTTCCACGTTTCGTTAAAGAACTTCTCTTTTTCGTACCATGCTTTCCTTTGCCGCAGCGTTACTTTTTGATCGGTAATGTAGCAATTAATACTAGTCACTTTGCGCTTTATTGATTTATTCGTCCTCAACACCGTTTGCGATTTTCCAGTCAGTTCTTCCAAATAGTCATAAGTGGTTTCAGTAAGGGTGTTGATTCTTGGATCATATAGATACAGAGTCATCTTAAAACCCCTTCACACTTTTTTCACTGTGCGGATTCGCGGGTAATCATCTTCCCACCGCCGTCTCCATTCCCGCAGTGCCTGCTGATCATTATTCCTTTTAATCAGGTGAATCAATTTAAGAAGAGGCATTTTCGTGTAGTCCTGCATCAGTAATTACTCTCCTGCCTCTGATGGTTGACCAAGTTCTTTTCCAGATACGCCTGCTCGATCTGTTTTGTGGTAAAACCGAGCATGTCACCTAGACCCAGATAACAACTAAACAGATCATCATAATAAGATTCCAGCTCGTGATACCGTTCCTCGTCATCCTCCCGATCGTCGTAGATCTCCTGCATCTCCCCGACAAGGTAAAACAGATGGTTGAACTGCTTCGTGATGGAAGGATGCATGCTTTTGATGTTCGGTAGCAAGTGCTGGTATCCTAATTCAATGCCGACATCCAGAACGCAGTGTAAGCCATCGACGTATTCTTCTAGGAGTGGGTTTTTAAATTGCCCATCACCGATATTAAATGGTGGCGGATGATAAACGCTTGTCCTTGGCTCCTGATCCTTACTCCAAAACTTAAACCCTCGCCATTCGTTCGCGCACTCTCCAATTTCCACGTTGAGAGCGAGGAACGACTTTTCGGCTCGGTCTTCACCTTGGTAGTTGATGCGCTCGCGGAAAGTGTTTTGTATCTCGATTAACATCTTTGTGTTCATGGTTATTCCTCCATGGGTTTAAAATGGCAAATCATCATCCGAGATATCTAATGGCTGCCCGCCTGCGAATGGATCTTGTCCGTAGCTTGGCGGCAGTTCTTGGTGCTGGTAGTTGTTTTGCGGCGCCTGCTGCTGACTACCGTTTTTCTTCGGCTCCAGGAACTGCACGCTCTCGCCCATAACTTCAGTGACGTAAACGCGCTGTCCTTGGTTGTTGTCGTAGCTGCGTGTTTGCATGCGGCCATCCACTCCGGCTAAAGATCCTTTGCTCAAGAAGTTGGCGACGTTTTCCGCTGGCTTTCTCCATACAACGCAGTTGATGAAATCAGCTTCTCGTTCTCCTTGTTGATTGCTGAAAGGCCGGTTCACTGCAAGAGTAAAGTTTGCCACTGCTACTCCATTTGGTGTGTATTTGAGTTCAGGATCCTTTGTCAGACGCCCGACTAAAACGACTCGATTAAGCATTAATAAATCACATCTCCTTCACGCTGCAGGTTTACCCAGCGCATTTCGTCTTCAAGTTCTGTTAGTGTGAGCTCGAACAGCTGCCGGCCGTGCTGGTCTTTGAAGATGCCGCACTTGATGAGCTCGCTGATCAGTTGCTTACGGTATAAATCAAGTGCGGTACGCAGTCTGTTAGGCGCTGCCGCGATCATTGTTTTATCTCCTGATCTGCCAGCCAGTTGTAAATGGCTCGGGACAACTGCTCTTTAGTTGCTGACGGAAACTGCTGCTTTAACGACTGTAATGTGACGTTTCCGGCTGCCTTATCTATGGCCAGTGCTATCTGCTGTTGCATGTTTACATTCCTCCTGTACGAGGTAAATCTGGTATGCATGATCATTTCTTCGTTTTTCTGAGCATCGAGTAGCTGTTTGAGCTTTTCTGAGGTGTCTTGGAATGTGATGGCTCTCCGGTCTTTAACCAGATACTCTATCGCTGTGATGAGCAAAGGCTGCTTGTCCTTCACAGCTGCAGCGTATACTTCTTTCACCGTCATCATGCGGTGGCACCCCTTTACGGCGTAATATCGTGAAACGTATTGGTCTCTTTCACAAATTTCATGTTCACCATACCCGTCCTTCCCTGGCGGTTCTTGGAGAATAAGATTTCTGTTATGCCTGGTGTTTGCGAATCGGCATAGTAGTAATCATCCCTGTAAAGAAACAGGATCAAGTCTGCCGTTTGTTCGATCGCACCTGATTCCCTTAAGTCTGACATCATCGGTCGTTTATCTTGCCTCTGCTCAAGACCACGGCTCAGCTGAGACAGGATGATCACCGGTATGTTGAATTCAGCAGCCATATGCTTGAGCGCAAGAATGATGTCCTCGATCTCATGATGTCGGCTGGCTTTGTTCTCGATTGTTTTCATGAGCGTTAAGAAGTCAATCATCACCACATGCTTGAAGTCAGGGTTTTCTTTCATGTTCCGCCTCACCACTGCTCGCATTTCGTTCACTGTATTCTCGCGGCGGATGCTGAATTTCAGCTTCTCCAGCACCGACATGGCGTTATGATATTTGTTCCAGTCAGATGCCTCGAAGTATTTGTTCGGGTTGCGCATCTTCATGAGGTTGATCCGGCCTTCTGTTGCGATCAGTCGGTCGATTACCGCACCTTCGCTCATCTCGATGCTGAAGATGGTAGGCATGATCTTGTCTTTCTTTGACCCTTCTAGCGCGCAATTAAGAACAAGCGCTGTCTTTCCCATCGATGGTCTGGCACCTATAACGATCAAGTCTCCGTCCTGCCATCCATCGGTCAGCAAGTTCAGACTCATGTAACCGGTATTCACACCACTCAATCCTTTTTCTGGTGTATCTGCGTGTTCTCTTGCACGGTTCAGAAGCATATCCTTAAATGACTGCTTGTCCTCAACCGTGTTTCCCTCTAGCTTTGTCATCTGGTCGATGAACAGGGTCAGCTTCGTCATGTCGTTCTGTTCTCTCACGCCATCCAAGAACGAGTGTGCTAACCTTTCAGCTGTCTCGATCGTCCAATACTCCAAGATTAGGTTCTGATGCCGCTTGAATGTTTCTCCATCTGGCGCGTATGCGAACAAGTTCCGCAAGTATTCAGGACCGCCGAAACTGATAATTGCCGTGTGTCCAAGATCTTCGAGCGAGAGGATATCAATCTCTGTGCCTTTACTGCTTAAATCAAGCAATGCTTTGAAAAGTGCTCTGTGCTCCACGCTGTAAAAATGCTTGGTATTCAGCTTGGTTTCCTCGAGGTATGTAGGGTCATTCAAAATGATTCCTAAGACCTTCTGCTCGTTTTTCACCAGCCTATTAATCTTCTGATCCATCAACCTTCACCGCCGAATAAATTGTTTGCGTTAATATGTTCCAAGGGTTTTACAACAGGTTCTTCCCTGGGCTTAAACGGTTTTACTTTGTTTTGCTTTTCTTGGATTTCAAGATGCAAGCGATCGTATTGATCACGCAGCTTGGCTCCAGAGAGGATGTTTTTGTGCCAGAAAGTGTTTTGCTGCACCCAGTCAATCATCTTCGCTATGACTCTAGGATCCTTGCCATCGATATCGATCAGCTTCCGCATATCGTCTGCCCATTTCTGCAGATCAGGTTCTTTGTGTGCAGGGTTGTTAGCCAGAATTCGTTCGTACAAGCGTTTGGCAAGCTGGAAAGGGATAGACGCAGGGTCGTAAACGTGTTTGCGACGTATATCTTTTAAATCTTTACTTTCTTTTACTTTCTTTTCTTTTATTGCATTGCTTTTGGTTTGCATTTGCATTGCATTTGCATTGCTTTTACATTCCTCTTGCATGCCCAAATTCTCAGAATCCGCGTCATTACTGGATTTCTCCCAACGCTTCTTGGCAGCCTTTCTTCGCTTTTCGCTGATGGTTTCTTTCAATTCCATCCGTTTTATGAGCGAAAGTGACCAAATATTTTCGTCATCTTCAACGAGGAGATCAAACTCATGAATGCAATCTTCTACAAACTTTTGTGCAAAATCAGATTTGCATTGCATTTGCATTGCAAGTGCATTAAACAAATGTTTACCCTTCTTCAATTTGAAGTCTTCCTGCTCTCTGAGAATCTCGATGAGCATCCAGTACATGCCGTATCCTTCCGTGCCATACACGCTTCTCATGGCTGATATCTTCGGATCGTGCCTGGCGTTGCTGTCATGCGAAAAATAGAACGCTTCTTTCATACCCCTGTATCCCCTTCCCTTTAGTGCCTGCTTGATTCTTACCCTGCTGTGACGATACGCTGCTTACCTGATGTTCGGTTCACCAGATGTACCTGCCCGCTGACGTTCTTTGTAATCAGCCAATTATTCGGGTTGAGTCCCTTTTCCGCCATCAGTATCCGCTGCGCTCGCGTTGGCCGTTTTCCATTTTTCATAATCGTTTCTCCTCATACAAATGACATGTTTATTCCTGATCACTTTTACTGCTGAAAACTCAGGATAGGCCTTAGCCAAGTAGCCATGGACGTAACCCATAAAGCGTTTTTCGTTCTTGGCCAACACTGTCCAATAAAAGAGTGGCAGCTGCACAAAATACCGAATCGGGTCGCTCATGCGGCCTCCTGTTTGAATCAGACTTTGCAGTGTGCTACACTACGCTTGAGTTGTTTTTCATGTGCTCGTCCTGCCGGGGCGAGCACTTTTTGTTCTTCATACGCTTTTAAGATCATTCCTGGGGGCCGAGAAAGACGGTCAGCTGTCTCATCCACACCGATGACGGGTACGTGGTGTTTAAGATAAAACACCTCTTCTGCCGTCAGCCGGTTCCCTTTCTTCTGTACTTCATCAGGAGCAAGAGCGAAACCAAGTTCTTTGATCTTCTGCTCCGTTTCCTTGCTGTAATCTTCTTTCCTATCCAGCAGCCGAAGAAGCTTCATGCGAGCTGCCTTTTTCTCCATTCTGTTCATTGTGTACACCTCTCTTCCTAGTGCTGATCCGCACTGGCAGAGTCCGGAGAAGGGGGATGGCGAAGGGAGGCGCCTCGGGTCCGGACCCTGTCAGCAGGGACCAACTTGCTCTTGGCAAGTGGCCATGCTAAAATGACGTTATCAAACCTTTTATATGTGACTCATTTAAGCAGTAAGCGTTGCAGCGCTTGCTGCTTTTTCTATTTTCGGGCCGTATGTTTGCTGGAAGCGTGCGCGTGTTTGGTCAATCCATTTGGAGAGCCTGTAGTAATGCTCAGCTTCAATGCGTTTGCCTGCTTTGCTCAAGGCGTGTGCATACATGTTCAGCGACCGGTGCATCATGATCATCTCCATGCCGTCCATCTCAACGGAATGCTTAGCAGCAAGGACTTTGTTGAAAGAGATATCAAACAGCTTGCGGTTAAAGCCCTCCAGTCCTTTACGATAGCGAGACATAGCGTTCTTAATCATGGCCAAGTCAGTGCGAATCAGTGCGATCTTTTCCTTCATTGTGCTTCCCTCTCAATCTCTAAAGTTATGATGAGCTTGTGAATATCCAATCCTTTATGCTGCATCCCGCGAACCATCTTGATGATGTTATCCTGTTCATCTTTTGCTTGAATTAGCTGATCGAGTTCTACGAGCGCTCTTTTCTGTTCTTCCAGCCACCACAGTGCTTTCTTCATGTCACCGGATTCCATGTAAAGGTTCTGTCTTCTGGAGCAAACCTGAATGAACTTATGAAGCCTGTTTGCCCACCATAAATCCCGATTGAAAACCTTGCCTTCCATGCTCATATCCTACTGCTTCCTCTCTGCATGTATCCGTTTGCAATAAGCTTTTGCGTATGATGTTTCCAGCTGTCGTTCCAGCTCACTCCGTATTCTGTGCAGATTACGGCGACGTAATGGCTGAGTGCGTAGATCCCATCGATCGCCTGGTCTACCGTTTCTTTCAGCTGATGCCGGTCGTGTTCGTTCATGCTAACCGGTTGATTGGCGAGGCATACCGCGCTGATCGCTTCGAGTGCTTCCTGTAGCTCTTCCCTTGCTTTCGCCGCAACACTTGCTCTGTGCAGATCCACTGCGTTCCCGTCAAGTCGCTTCACCCAGCCGCCTGCCGTATAATCATGCGCCACTTCCATCGCATAGAACGGGTCATCCCACTTATCCATGAGTGTTTGAGAGATATCCATCGGAACCCTTGCTCGTTCGGTCTCATAAGCCGAAACACTTTCCCTCGAGACGTTCAGGTCCATCGACAGCCTCAGCTGCGATTGCTTCCCCCGATTCTCCTTAATGTACTTACCAACTCCCATATTCGGTTGTTCCTCCTTTTACCAACTGTTCATGTATAACCGTGTAATGTAGTAGATAGATAGCTTGTCCTCTTGACTTTACACATCTTTTTGCATCACATCGCTGCATAACGATCACCTGCGCTTATCGGACTAAGATCGGAACGGTTCAGCCAGTTAAAGAACGCTTCGCGGGACACACGTTTCTGGCGGCCGACGCGGACGAGTGGGAAGTCTTTATACTCCATCACCTCGTAAGCCACGCGGCGTGAGATTTTTAAAATCTCGGCAACATGCCTGCTGTCTAGGATCAATGGGTAATCCTCCACCTGGGGGAATTTGTTTTTTTTCATGCTTCTTCATCTCCTTTCGTTATTAAGTAGTGCGAAAGACTTCAATAGAGGCTGCCACTAGGTGATTACTCACACTTAAAATGTAAAACCATGAAATAGAGTGAAATATTACCAGTAAAAAAGTTCAAAAAAATAGAGTCTCTTGATTGATTTCCAACAACTGCACACAGCATCGACCAAGTAGATCGGTGCTCTATGCAGTTGTGGAGGAAAATTTCTTCTCCTGTCGAATTATGGTAAATACAGGAAGGAGGTGTAGTTCTATGGATTATGCATTAGTTAAGGAACAAGGTGTCACATTTGCTGTTGTTGTTGTTAAATCCTATGTGCTTAAAAGTGATGACGTTGAGGAAGTCAGAGCTAGTTACAGACCTTATTTCCCTGGCGTCCCTATCATATTGATGGCTCAAGATTTACGTGGTGTCCCAACATACCATGGTAGAAAAGATATAGTTAAGTTTCTTTCTAGGATTGATCATCGCCGTCTACCTTGGAAGCGGAAACAGGCTTAAGCTCTTCTGGCTCACCAACTTGATTAACAACTGGTGCATCATTCAATATTTTTTCAAAAGCTATTGGATTCACTCGTATGCCTGCAACAAGTTTATTCTCTTGTCCAGCTGCCGTTGCCGCGGTGGCTGGTTGCTTCTGAATTAGGTTTTTTACATCTTCTTCGCTTTTTAGATACATGTTTTCACCACCTTTCAATCGTTGCTGTGTGAGTAGTGGAGGAAAGTTTCATTTAAGCAGAATTAACATCGATACATTTTGTATCAAAATCAACCTGAAAAAGGTCTGGAAAGAGTTCGCGATCCCTTATTCCGTAAAGTTGTTCAAACTTTAGCATTGTTTCTCTTCCGGGGTTTCTTTCACCCTTTTCTATTTTCCTTACATATACTTCAGAGATTTCTAAAATTTCTGCTACCTGTTTTTGAGTTAAATCTTTAGAAGTACGAAGATTAACCAGTTTTTTTCTCATAATCCCACCTCACTTTGATACGATATGTATCTCGATAATCCGATTATAAATGATACATTTTGTATCGTCAATCATTTTTGATACATTTCTTATCATCTATTTATTTCCGATACAAAGTGTATCTATAATATAAGTAAATTAAATATAAATAGCGAGGGGAGGAAAGGGATGTTAGGGCAGCGTTTGAAGAAATTAAGAGGTAAACGTACTCAAGAAGATATTGCGCAAATGATCGGTATATCTAGACCGAGGTACTCGCATTATGAAACTGGAAGAAGTGAACCAGATCATGAAACCCTTCAAAAGATGGCAAATTTATTTGGAGTTTCCACTGATTATCTTTTAATTGGTTCTGATATTGTTAAAAATCCTAAGCTTCCTTCAAAAAAACTATCACCTGTAGTTACCGACGATGTCATCAATTTTACTGATGTTGAAATAAGATTATTAGAAGAAATCAAAAAACATCCTGTGCTATTTCATGATCTCGCAAATGCGCCTGAGAAGAAGATTAAGCAGCTAATCAAAATGTGGGAGTTCATAAAAAAGGATCTTGAAGAAGATGAAGACGAGGACATTATTGAAGATTAAATGAATGCCTTTACATAATATACACGCTTCTGCGTGTTTTCTTTTAACATCAATTGGTTTTATTGACCATTAAAGGGGTATTATAACATGTTAAAAAAAGCCTTATTAGCTTTAACCCTTTCACTTGTTGTTACTGGGTGCCAAAGTAACATTGAACCTAAAACAAATAAAGCTAAAGCTGAAAAAAAGGGTGACTACTACAAGGACTTCCCCAAGCCACTTGGATTAATAATTCATGATTATAACAAAATAGTTGATCACTTAAATCAAAATGGAAATAACCCAGGGATTTCTCATATTGAATATGAAAGCCTGCCTCCATTAGAACCTGCAGAATTCGAAGACAATCCGAACTTTTTTACTCAAAGCATACAAAATGAAACTGAAGATGACGGAAGTCATAAATTTGAACTCAAAGCTGTTTTCAATGAAGATAAAATTTTGGTTGGAGTCTATTTACTGTCAATTGGCCTTGATTCTAACCAAATGGAATTCTCTGAAAAGGGCATTATGTCTTCAGTAATTCTCTTAAATGCATTAGATATACAGGAATCTGGAATTGACGATTTTCTTATGAGTACTTCTGCCACCAAAGTAATAAAAAACGGTAAATACAAAGTCAAATTAACAAAATTAGCAGACATGGGAATGTTTGCAATAAACGTTTGGGAAAAAAATACTCGTATTCAAGAATGACATTCAATAAGGTGTGACAACATGCAGCTAAGTCAACTAATCATAAATACACATTCAGACTATTGGGAAGAACGCGCTGAAAAGGTGCTCTCCCACTTCTCATTCAGCTTTGCGGATGAAATCGATATGGCCATGATCTGCAAGCGCTACGGTATTAAACTGCTGCCGCTGGATGTTCATTTTTATGAAGGGGACGTGGAAGACGGTTTAAAAGCATTCTCCCTCCCCTCCTCCGGCCGACGCGGCATTATATACATACAGCCAGGGCTGGATCCGGTCGAGAAGAAACTGATCCTCGCTGAGGAATTCTGCCATATCTACGCACATCACACAAATCAGCTCACAATGGACAAGTCCTATATCGGTAAGCTCGAAGCCCAGGCAAAGCGAATGGCTGCATACCTGCTCATGCCAGGCAACTTTCTAAATGAAGTCTACCTTGTTGCTGAAGATCAAGCTGTTTGCATCTCAGACATCGCGGATCACTTCCTCGTCACCGAAGAGTTTGCACAATACCGCCTGCAGTTGGCATTTGGCCGGAAGGTAGATGTGCTGACTAGTGTTGGAGGTAAGATAGGGGCGGTTGAGTGGATTAAATAAAATTTGTTCGGAGGTTTCTTAATGTCAACTTCAACATTACAAACTCAAATTAAAAGAACACGATTAAAAATAAGTGATTTAAAAAAGAAATTATCAAAAGAGCAAGAAAACGAATCTAAAGCTCGTAAGGAACTTATTAAAATCAAAAAAAGTATAACTAAAAATACTTCTGTAACAATGTTGAAAAACAAATTATCCAAAAGCGACAAATTAAATGTTGAACTGGAAAAATCATTAAAAGAACAAAGTTCCTTAAACAAAAAACTGCTTACTGAAGAAAAGCTTCTTACAAAGTATGAGGAAGATTTTTATAAAGCACAAGAAAAAGAGACAAAGAAATTATCACGAGTGATTGATAGTCGAATCAAACAATCTGACGCAATACAAGATCAAATAAGTCAAGAGCTTTCTATTTTAAGACAAAAAACTCAAAAAATTATTGATCAAGAAACAGAAAAAATTCAATACGATGTTTTCATTTCTCATTCCACTAATGATAAAGAAAGCATTGTGAGTGAATTATCTAATCTGCTAGAGTCCAAAGGATATACAGTATTTGAAGATGTTAAAGTCTTCAAAATTGGAGATAGCATATCTCGTAAGATTAATGATGGTATCATTCATTCAAAATTTGGTGTTGTTGTGTTATCACCATCTTTTATTAAAAGTGCTTGGGCAACTTATGAGTTCACTGGATTTTTAATGAGAGAAATGAGCGAGAATAAGAAAGTAATTTTGCCAATTTGGCACGACATAACAAAAGAAGAAGTTAGTCAGTTTAATCCAACTCTGCTGGATAAATTTTCACTATCAACTGATAAGCACTCTGTTGAAGAAATAGCAAATTTAATTGCTGAAGCATTACCAGATCCAATAATTACTTATAAAAATTAATTTTTTAATTTTTTTACAATCTATAAAGGCTGAGGTTTCAGTCTTTTTTTGTAACAAAACTTAGAACAAGTGTTCGAATTATGGAAGGGGATGTTTGGATGAAAGGATATTTTAGAAAACGTGGTGCCAGGTGGTCGTTTACATTAGATATTGGTCGTGACGAAAAGACAGGTAAGCGAAAGCAAAAAACAGTATCAGGATTTTCTACAAAGAAGGAAGCACAGGCAGCTGCCGCAGATCTAATCGCCAAATTCGAGCAAGGACAGTATGTCGAGCCTTCCAAAGTTACGGTTAATGAATTTCTTGGGGATTATATGAGCGTGCATTACCGCTCTTCTGTTCGCCCTGGCACATTGGAACGCGCAGAACACATGTTAAAGAACCACATTACCCCTGCTTTCGGTCATGCCATGATGAAGAACCTAAAGCCGCTACATTTCCAAAGGTTCTATGCGGAAAAGTCCGAGGCCGGTCTTTCTCCAGGTACGATTAAAGGAATGCACACGTTTCTAGTAACAGCAATGGAGATGGCGGTCACCTGGGAACTCTTGCCGAACAACCCGGCTCGCCGTGCTAAGCCGCCTAAACAGCAGCAACACACTATTTCCGTTTGGAGTCATGAAGAGTCGGAGATGTTTTTGCAGCATGCAAAAGGAGTCAGCTCTTATTATTTAATTTTTCTTGTTGCACTATACACCGGTATGCGTAAAGGTGAGATATTAGGTTTGAGATGGGACGATATTGACTTTGAAGCAAAGACTATCTATGTAAACCAGAGTTTGACGTACTCGTTAAAAGAGCTGCGGATCAGCGAACCCAAAACAAAGTCATCCAAGCGCGCGATCTTAACACCCGTTCATGTTTTGCAAGAACTGAAGAAGCACCGATTGCGACAAAAAGAGATTAAGTTGAAACTCGGTACAGGATACGATAACGCTTTGGCTGAAAAATATGTGTTCACTACGAGCAAAGGTAACTTCATCTATCCTCAAGTGCTGAACAAAGCCCTGGTTAAGTTGTGCAAGGAATTGGAACTCTCCCCTATTCGCTTTCACGATCTACGGCATACTCATGCGACCATGCTGCTATCGTTAGGAGTTAACCCTAAAATCGTCTCAGAACGATTAGGCCATACCAGCATCGTCATTACATTGGATACCTACTCTCATGTATTGCCGGCTATGCAAGAGGAAATGGTGACGAACCTAGAGACGGCTATTTCCAAGATTCAAACCGTACTTTAA